TGCTGTGATGCTGGGGTCGAAGATGACTCTGAGGGTGTTGCAGCGCTCGCCTCTAAAGCCCTTGCGGACGATCTCGACGTAGCCTGCATCGCGCAGCTTGGCCAGCTGGTTGGTGATGTTCTGGCGGCTGGTCTTCATGTCCTCGGCCAGACGCTTCTGGCTGACCCAGGTCAGGCCTGCCCGGTTGCAGTAGCTGCACAGCAGGGCGAGGATGCGCACAGCGCCATCGGTCAGCTTGGGATCTGTCAGCGCCCGGATGGGCATCACGCACACCTTGCGCTGGTCTGGCGGCGCGTCCTTTTCCTTGATGCGCGGCTTCTTGGGCAGCGTGAAGGGAATGACTTCAGGCATTGCGCTCACGGTATATCGCTTTCATGTGCGCTCTGATCCGCTCGGCACTGCCTGGGCCGTAGAGCTTTTCGCTGTGGGCCAGCCAGCGCTCCACAGTGTCTTTGCTTGGGCTCAGTTCCCAGGCGCTCAAGATGTCCTTGGCCTGCGCCCACTCCAGCAGCTCGCGCTCGGGTAAGGGGCCAGACTGCTTGGGCCGGTATGGTTTCCATTGCCGTTTCACTTTGCCTGCTTGGCTTTGATGACTCTGGCCACCTGCTCGGTGGTCACAAAGCGGTGGAGGTTGGCGCACTCATAGCGCCGGTAGATGGTGTTCTCGGGGCGCTGACGGGTTTCCTTGACCTGCACCCAGGTCTTGCAGACGGGGCAGCGCATCTCAGCCGCCGCCAAGCAAGACGCCTGTGCCGGTGGTCAGCAGGTCTTGCATGGCTTGCTGCACTTCGTCAGGTGTGTTGCGCTCCTTGAGTCGTTGCTGCGCCCACGCAGCGCCCTGATCAAAGCTGTCCAGGGCTGTGCCTTTCCTATCTGCAACCCACCCCCAGTCTTCGTCCGTCAACCCCTGCCATTGGCGTTTGGGTGGGGTGGTGTAAAGAGGGTAAGCAACACAAGTTCCGCCAATACGCCGTGCTTTTGATTTTGCGTCAAGTTCTGCAAACTCTCCACGAATCATTTGTGTAATTCCTTGTACAGCCCACGCCACCGGCTCCTGCTCTGGCTTAGGTGGGTAGTTGTTGCTGCTGCAAGCCACACATTCGTAAAGCACCCCTGCCTTGCACTCGGGGCAGGTAGGTTCTAGCTGTGCTGCTGCAAAGTGATCAGCAAGTTCCCTTGCCCGGTGTTTATTAATGCCCTCGCGGACTAGGCTAACCACTATCATGTCGCGCCAAGGGGTTGGCTCCTGCTCTGGCAGAGGTGGGGTGGTGCGAACATACTCAATGCCATAGCCGGTTGCGTTATCTGCACTCCATGTCACATCATGCAATTCGCCAAACAAAACCTCAGTTTCGTCTTGCGGGTCAAAACCAAGATCAAGCCAAATTCGGTCAGGCGCTGTGCTTACAACCTTTGCCACCGGCTCCTGCTCTGGCTGTGCTGCGGGTGGGGTGGTGTAGAGAGGAATCCACTCCCATCCATCTGCGGCTATGGTTTGCTTTTCGCAAGTCACGCTGTCAGGGTCAAAGTCATCGCATTGCATATCTCTTTCAATCCACGCCACCGGCTCCTGCTCGGCTTGCTGCTTGGACACGCTGTACCAGTGCTTCAGCGCAGATTTCAAACTGCGAATCTCAATCTCGAATGCCTTGGCCTCACAGTGACGGGCGCACGGCGCGGGGTGGGTACCTGCGGCTTGTAAGGCTTGGCGGTCAGGCTCCTGCTCTGGCTGTGCCAGTTGAGCGCGTAAGGCCTCTGCTGCAATACCCTGCTTCAGCCATGTTGAGCCGCCACGGTACTCCAACGCCTCCAGCGCCAGAGTTGCGGCTTGTCTTAGGTCAGTCATGTGTTGCGCTCCAATGCCCAGTACAGCAGCGCCAGCGCGTCTGCTTCGTTGTCGTCGGTGACCGGGTGGCCCTTGAGCTGCATGGCCTCGACCATGGCCACCTTGTCGGCGTTGCCCTTGCCGGTGGCATGTTTTTTAATCGTGCCCACCGGCACGCCTTGGTAAGGGATCTTGTGGTGCTCACACCAAGCGGTCAAAGTGGCCATCAGGCCGCCGTAGACATGCGCTGAGTCGGTGCTGGCGTGCCTGCGCACCTCCTCAAAGTACACCGCCTGCAGCTCGCCGCCCAGGGTGCCCTTGAGCTCGGAGAGCCACTGTTTAAAGCGCAGGTAGCGCATACCACCACCCTCGTACCGGCCCGGTTTGAAGCTGGCCCAGCCATGCACGATGGTGTTGTCCAACGGCCTGCAGGCCCAGCCGGTGGTGGTGCCCAGGTCAAGGGCAAGGATGGTGCCGCTCACAGAGCACCCGCCTGCCTGAGAGCCTGGACAAACTCCTCGATCTCAGGGCAGGGCACCTGGGTCGCGTGCTGCTGGTCGCCGGTCATGGCCAGAGCCTCGGCCACCACCTCGTCTGGGTACTGCACGCCGTCCTTGACCCGGTCGAGCAGCCTGACTGCTTCTGCGTAAGTCATGGCTGGCGCACCCCCGACAGGAAGCGCTGCAGCCGGGGCTGGAGCTCTCCGTACTTGGGCATGAGCTGGTCGCGCACGCACTGGTCAATGAGGGATGACACGCTGCGCCTCTGGTCGGCAGCAGCAGTGTCCAGCAGCGCCCTGGTGGCAGGGTGCAGCCGCATGAGGAAGGGTTTGAGTTTGTTGTCCATCGCTCAAGTGTATATCTGAGCGATATGTACAAGAGCCCCAAGTGCCTGATTATTTTGCGGTATTAGGGTAAGTCCCTAGTCTTTTAGTGCTTTTGGGGCTTGTACAGCGATATACAAACTGTGCCATAATCCTTCCATGTTCAACAGCGCAGATAAAGCGCAACAGGAGTTCAACATGACAACCACCACCACTACACAGCTCGGCGACATCTCCGAGATCTACTTGTCAACCGGCAAGCATGACAGCAAGGGCCGCATGATCGGCTTCATTGTCGGCTTCCGCGATGACGGCACAGAGTTCTTTGCATGGGTGCAGAATGCTCGCCTTGTCAATGGCATGTGGGCCGACTACGGTGTTCGCCAGCGCAGCCGGTCATTCCCAGCCCAGCACTTTGCCACCACTTGGGCCTACGCAGAAGTCCGAGTGCGTATCGCCAAGATCCAGAAAGGTGCCTGATCATGACCACCCACACCGGCAAATTCGTAGCCTACTTTCGGGTCTCCACCGACCGCCAGGGCAAGTCTGGCCTGGGGCTCGATGCGCAGCGCGAGCGCATCACCACCTATCTCAACGGGGGCAATTGGTCTCTGATCGGTGAGTTCACCGAGGTGGAGAGCGGCCGCATGAATGACCGCCCAGCCCTGGCCGATGCCGTCAAGCTGTGCAAGCGCGAGAAGGCCACCCTGGTGGTGGCCACCCTTGACCGCCTGACCCGTGATCTGGCCTTCGGTGCCACTCTGCTCAATGACACCAAGGTGCGTTTTGTCTGCGCCGACTTCCCCGAAGCCAGCCGCGAGATGCTGCAGATGCGCATGGTCTTCGCCGAGTGGGAAGCACGCAAGATTGGTGAGCGCACCAAGCTGGCGCTGGGCGAGCTCAAAAAGCGCGGCGTGAAGCTGGGCTCACCCACCCCCAAGGTCGGCTCGGCTGCCGGGGTCAAGGTGGTCAAGGCCAAGGCCGACAAGTACGCCGACCGGGTCGGGCCCATCGTGCGCGACATCATCCGCAAGTCGGGTGCCGACACCATGCGCGACATCGCCGCCGCCTTGGAGGCCCGTGGCGTGGCCACCCCCAGGGGCAACACCAACTGGGGGCCGACTCAGGTCTCCAACCTGCTCAAGCGCATCAAATGACCGCCTGCACCCTGCACGCCGCCGCCAGTCAGCCAAGCCTGACCGGCTGGCCGGGCGTGCCCACAATGTCACACATCGAGGAGATGGTTGTGTCAGACCCGCTGTTTAACTGGGAGCAGCTCTTCCCAGAGGATGCCACCAAGCTGGGGCAGTACCTGCAAGAGATCGGCCACCGCCCGGTGTGCCGCCTGGACATCAGGATCACCAGCCTGGAGGAGCTCAAGAAGGCTGCCGTGCTGGTCGGCGAGCTCAACAAGACGCTGCAGGTGCTGGCCTATGCCGATGACCGGCATGAGGCTCTCCGGGTGATCCTGGCCCGTGGTGCGATGCAGCAAGCACGCATCGGATTGAAGTATTTGCGCACCAAGAAGTTCTTGGCTGGGCAAAAAAAGAACACTACCCGTAGTGTGCCTTGGCCCTTACAGGTTGGGGATTTGGACAGGCCTTGGAAG